TCCAAAATACACACAACACGAGGGAAGCAAAAAGCACGCAAACGCTTTAGTGTAATAATATAATGCACCGGGCGATGTTTTTGTGTCATACTAAAGGCAACAAGAGAGGCAACAAACACGCCTCCCTTGTTTTGTTTTTTGGCAGTTGTGGCATTTGTGGCAATTAAATGCCATTCTCCATGGAAATATAGAAGTGTTTTTTTCATAGCGCGATTTTCACCTCACCCTGGTGTCCAGGGGGGGCAAGGAATCTATTTTTGCCCATCTGGAGAGAAATCTCGGAGGACATTCGTTTGGGCGCGGGGGTAATTGGAAAGCGGTGGTTAGGAAACAGTGGCGCGGGGCTGGTGGGTGGCGCGGGGCTGGTGGGTGGCGCGGGGCTGGTGGGTGATGATGGCGGTGGTGGGATGGTGTGGTGTGTGTTTCTGGCGGGGTAAAAGGAAACTGTGTGGCATTTGTGGGGCTTGTGGCGTGTGGTTCGGGGGTCTGGGGTGGCAGGGTGCGGGATGATGGCGGCGCGGGGCGTGACGGGGCTGTGGTGCCCTCGGGTGGCATGGTGTGCGGGATGGTGGCACCCACGGCAACGAAAAGGAAACTGAAAGGGAAACGGAATGCAAGGAAAGGAAACTGGAATATAGAATGTCTAGAAGTAGCAACGCAGAGGGGAGGATGGTCAAGGATTTTGCCGAGGCGCATGGCTGCACGGTGCAGTGGGCGCGGAAGCTCAGGAAGCGGAATGCGCCGGAGTGGGTGACGTTCTGCACGGGGCCAAAGGAAACTGCCGCGGAGGTGCCGGAGGTGGCGCCGGGGCCGGAGAATGAGCTTGAGCGGGCAAAAAGGGCGATGGATATGGCGTGGGTTCTATACGAAAGGTCGGCTGCAGCTGCCGAAAAGGGGGCGCGGGTGACTGTGGATCAGATTGCGCTGAACCGCGCGGCAAAAGAGGCGAGAGATGCGTATGACAAGGCGTGCAAGCAACACGCAGCGGCGCAGATTTCGGCGGGTCAATGGGTGAGTGTGGAGCGTGTGGCGGCTATCAGGTCGGCGACGAGGCGCCTGGAGGACGTGGTGCAGAATTTTCAGACGGTTCTGGCGGGCAAGCTGCCGGAGGAGATGCGTCCGGCGTTCCATCGGGCGTTCGAGAGTGCGCGGCCGGCGTGGAATGACGGGGTGCGTGCGATAGATGACTACATTCAGACGCTGTTGCCGGTGCCATGCTAGAGAATTTGCTGTTGACAGAGCGCGAAAGGCCGAGCGCCTGGGCGGAAAAGAACCTGGTTTTTCCGCGTGAGACATCGGGCAATGCGCCGGGGCCGCTGAGTTTCGAGCGGCAGCCGTACCTGCGCGAGATACTGGACTGCTGCGCGGACCCAACTGTGCAGACGGTGTGGGTTTCAGGTGGTGCGCAGATAGGCAAGACGGCGACGCTGGTGGCGATGCTGGGTTATATGATTGCACAACAGCCGAGTAATGGGCTGTGGGCGATGACAAACCTCGACCAGGTGAAGATTTTTTCGCGCAAAAAGGTGCAGCCGTTTATCCGCGCAAATCCATGCCTGGCGCGGTACATCCGCCAGGGTGACGCGGCGGCGATGCACCCGCTGAATATCGACCTGGCAAATATGTCTGTGCGGTTCGCTGGCACGGGGTCGCCTGCGAATCTGGCCTCGGAATCGTGCGCGTGGACCATAGGCGACGAGGCGGCGAAGTGGCCGCACCTGAACCGCGAGGAGGCGCATCCCATCGACCTGATTCAGGAGCGCACCAAAGCGTTCCCGCGGCGGTTCCACATGTTCACGTCGACGCCGACGACGATTGACAACGAATTCTGGCAAGGTTTTTCGGGGTCGGAGATGCGGCAATTCTTTGTCCCGTGTCCGCACTGCGGTGGACGGTTTGCTTTCATGTTCACGCCAGAGACGATGCGCTGGGAGAAACCTGAGAACGGTCACATGGACATCGACCTGGCTGCTGCGACGGTCCGCTATGTGTGCCCGCACTGTGGTGGGGAGATATGGGAGGAGCAGAAAGCGGGGATGCTGGCAGACGGTGAATGGCAAAAGTCGGAATGGCTGCATAAGTTGTACGCGAGTGAGACGGTGGCGCCTAGCCGTAATTCGAGAGCATACCATTTAGATTCGCTTTACAGCCCGTTTGTGTCGTGGGGGGCGTGTGTGAGGGCGTTTCTGGAGTGCTACACACAGCTGACGATGTCCATCGACCTGCAGAATTTCCAGAACAGCTGGAAAGCGCTGCCTTATGAGCGCGTCGAAATCAACATCCGCAACGAGCTGGTGCGCGCGCTGTGCAGCACACATGGCCGTGGCGAGGTGCCCGGGACGCCGTACTACATCAGCGTAGGGTATGACCCGGGCGCGGATGAGACGCACTGGGTGGCCTGTGCGGTGTACGAGGGCGGGGTGATGAGGGTAATTGACTGGGGGACGCTGCTGTTGCACCGTTCGGAAACACACCTCGAGAATGTGGGCACTGAAGCGGAGCCGGAATGGGTGACGAAGGTGGACAAGCCGGGTATCGCGCCGCATTTTGCCTCGCTGCGGTGGGGTGAGCATGTGCCGGCGTGCGGATTCGTGGATGCGGGTTACAACACGCTGGATATATACGACGAGTGCGCGATGCTGCCGGGGCAGCTGACGCCCTCGAAAGGCTCGCCGACAAGGCTGGGGACCTGGGCGCTGCGCACAGCGGCGCCGAGCCACCCGCTGCAGACGGTGCTGACGTACTGCGACCACAACGCGAAAATAAGTCTGTACGCGGAAACGATAGGCAAGAAGAGCCCGCCGGCATTGTACCTGCCACGGGTGGACGAGTGCGACCTGGGGTTGTTCCGCGGTTTGAGCGGGCAGAAGCTGGTGAAGCGCGGGCGAACGGAGGAATGGCTGCGAGTGAAAGACGACCATTTCGGCGACTGCATCAAAATTCAGCGTGTGGCGTGGTGGGCAATGGGCCGGCAGTTCGAGGAAACGGCAGTGCTGCCGGCGGCCAGTGAGAACCTGAATGCAAACGGCGGGGAGGAATAATAGGATGGAAATAACGGACACACTGGTGCGGGCGATAGCCCGAGTATACACGACGGAGCAGCTGCGGTGCAAGCTGGCAGCGGCAGCCGAGCAGCTGGGGACCGGCGGCGTCATTACCCAGGCGGCAACGGGTTCAGGGACGAGCTACACGCGCACGCTGACCATGACGCCGGACGAAGCTGTGCAGCTGTACCAGCACGCGCTGGACTATAAGGAGAACCTCATCATGAACCAGGTGCACGTCGAGACGTTTTTTGACCCGGGCACAGCGTGCTGAAGAAAAAGGAAACCATGAGCAGGAAGAAAGGAAAGAAAGGAAACCGCCCGAGGGTGGATGTGGAGCAGCCGCAGATGAACTACGCGCTGGATGCTGTGCGCATAGATGACGGCTACGGGCAGGTGTTCTACCCGCTCGGGCCGAACGAGGAATGGGATGCGATGGATATCCGCATAGGATGGCAGCGCGCCCGTGAGCTTTACGAGAACAGCCCGCAGATTCGCGCAGCGGTGGCCCAGATGGTGCGGTTCATAGGCGTGCTAAAGCCGATGCCGTGCACGATGGACGAAGAGTGGAATGACCTGGCGCTGGCGGCGTGGTGCAGCCGCACGAAGAATCCGCAGCTGTTTGACCTGGCAGGGCGAGTGAACTACCGCCAGGCGATGCGCTTTGCCGAACGTAGTGCAATAATCGATGGAGACGTGGCCATCGTCCCGACGTTTGCGCGGGACGGTGGTGCACGTTTTGCGTTCTACCGCGCGCCGCAGATAGACGGCGGCGGTGACAGGGGCGTGGAGGTAGACAAGCACGGGCGCGCTGTGCGTTACTACCTGACAGCCGAGGACGGGAAAGTGCACTCGCTGCCGGCGTGGTGCGTGGTGCTGTACCAGCACGACCCAGACCCGACGCGGTGGCGCGGGCACACGCTGCTGGCGCCGGCGCTGCGCAACGCGCATGACCTGAAGAGCATTGTGGGTTATACGAAAGCGGGGGTGAAGATAGCGAGCAGCATGGGTCTGGTGACCACGCGGCAAGCGGGCAGTAAGCAACCCCAGCTGAGCATGAACGTGAGCGGCGGGCGCGTGAATAAGCAGCAAGGGCCGGACGTGCCGAAATCGGTGCTGGGAACCGGGCTGAGCATCACAAACCTGCCGGAGGGCATGGACATCAAGCAGATAAGCGACACCAGACCGAGCCAGCAGCTGCAGACGTTTTTCGACTTCCTTGTGCGTGCAATAGCTCAGGGGGTAGGACTGGACCCTGAGATGTTGTTTGCGACGAACGAACTGAGCGGCTCGGCGGCGCGTTTTTCGCTTGAAAAGCTGCGGCGCTTCATAGACGTGATGACGGACGACCAGGAAATCGTGTGCCAAAGGATGTGGCAGCACGTCATCTCTTGCGAGATAGCGACGGGACGCTTGCGACCATGCCGTGACAAGGCGTGGAACAACGTGCGCTGGGTGCCGGAGCGCGATATGACCATTGACACGGCGCGCGTGCTGACAGCGCAACTGAACGGGGCACGCGAATGCGTTGCTGACAATGATGATTTTGCCGTGCGGCTGACGGGGCTCACGGTTCGCCAGCTGGCCAAGCGCAGGGCAGCGGATATTGCCTATATGCACAAGACGGCGGCGGAGTACGGCATCGACTACAGCGAGCTGTGTCCGGGGATGGTGGGGAGTACCGCCCCCGCAGCGCCGCAAGCCGCCAGCGTGCCGCCCGTCGAAGACGACGACCCCGAAAGCCCACACCGGGCAGCGAAATAACTGAATAGAACAGAAATATGGACAAAGACAAGAACAAAAACGAGGTGCCGTTCAGCTGCAGCATGCAGATGAACGGCGGTGTGGCCACCCTGGACATCGCCGGGACAATCGGATGGGACACGGACCCCGTGTCTTTCAATGGTCTGGTGGACCAGGCCAGGGAAGCAGGAGCCGAGAAGCTGGTGCTGCGCATCAACTCCCTGGGCGGTTTCTGTTACCCTGGTATGGCAATCGCGGACAAGCTGGCCAGCTGCGGGATGCAGACGCGCGGTGAGGTGTACGGCACGGCACAGAGCATGGCGAGCTACATCCTTGTGTGCTGCAGCGAGCGCGTGGCGCACAAGAATGCGACGATTATGGTGCACCAGCCGAGCGCCTGCATGGCAGGACCGGTGGACGACCTGGTGGAACAGGCGCGCGCGCTCGCCGAGATGCGCGACCGCATCATGGAGGGTTACGGCAAGGTGTGCGGCATGAGCGGCGAGGAGTTCAGCAAAGCCCACATGACGATGAAAATGTACAACGCGGAAGAGGCGCTGAGCATGGGTTTGCTGACGGCCATCGACGGCGAGGGAGAAGACAAGCCGGCCGCTGAACCTGAGCCGCAGGAGGAGCCGAAAGTCCGAATGATGAGCTACGACACCATGAACATGGCTCTGGCCATGCTGGCAAGCCCTGCCGAAGACAAGGACAAGCCGGAGGATAAGCCGGAAGACAAGCCGGAGGACAAGCCGGAGGATAAGCCGGAAGACAAGCCGGAAGATAAGGACAAAGCGGACATGACAGCCTATGCGACCAAGGAAGAAGTGGCTCGGATGATACAGGAAGCCTATGGACGCGGGGCTGCCGCTGCTGTTGCGCAGCTGGGGGCATCCCCGGACGCGCTGCCCGGTTGCACGAAGCCGACAGGGGGAGCGATGAGTGTCGACAAGCTGCTGACGATGCGAGGTGCCGACCTGGCGCACGCACTAGCCCTGCACCCCGAGCTGCATGATGAGTACGCGGCCCGCCGGGGTTTCTGATTTTCACCCATAACCAAAACAAAGAAATACACGAAAATGAAAGGATACAATTCCAAGGACTACGAGGCAGCCAAGATGCTGCATTTCTTCCCGTGCATGGGTAAGATGGACGCCGCTCAGCTGGAGGCAATGGGGTTCAACCCTGCCGCCGTGGAGGCAGTCAAGACCGAAATCGCCCAGGCTAACGCCGGCGTTACCGGTCAACCCGGGATGCACGGCATCAACAACAACATGCAGCTGACCGGCTGGCAGGTGGTAGCGCAGAAAGGCATTAAGCGTTTCTTTACTCAGCTTGCCGCTTTTGACGCATTCAGCACGACCTATTCCAAGGAGTATGTGCTGCCGGGTTCCTCCCATGTGCGTCCGCGCCTGGAGGTGCCTGTGTACAGCGCGGGGGTAAAGGCCGAAGTGGATAATTATGCCAACTTTGACACCCGCACAGGTGGCGCCAGCACCAGCACCGAGGTGGAGCTGCACAAGGTGGACGTGGTGCTGGATTTCCCCGCTCGCAACCTGATGCAGGGCATCGATTTCGAGCCGATTCTGGAAGCCGGTTTCGAGACGGTGGCCGAGACGGCATTCGCGTATGTGATGGAGGGACTGAAGACCGGTGCCGCCCAGTTCGACGACCCCGAGAAAAAGGTGACCGCCATCACGCTGCCGACTATCGGCGGCGGCGAGGGTCAGTTCAATTACGGGTACGCAAACAAGGAACTGTCTGAATCCATCCAGCCGCGTGTGAACGCCATGCTGCTGAACAGCAGCTACTACGGCGCACTGAAAGCTGCCGACCGCCAGGCATTCAACCCGGGCGACGTTGACGTGGATGTGTGCAAGAAGATTCAGGTGCCGGCCGAGCTTGGCGAGGGTGTGGTGGGCATCGTGGCCAACAAGCGCTGCATGGCAGTGGGTCTGGCTGCCGAGTACTTCCTGCCGAACGCTTATGCAAGCGTGCAGCGCATGGTGCACGAGGGCAGCGCCACGCCGCTGACGATTGTGACCTACTACGATGCCGGCAGCAACTCGATGAAAGTGGTGATTTCGGTGTCTGTGGGTAAGAAGCTGGTGGATGCTTCTGCCGTGCATACGCTGGTGGCCGCCGGCTCAGCAGCAGCTGCTGCCTCTGAGGAGGGTGGCGAGTAAGGATTTGCGCCTTGTCTGCAGCAGCAGACAGGGCGCGGTTTCATAGGCAAGAAAGAAGAAAAAGCGCGGCGGTGTGGATGGAGAGAGCGCACCGCCGCGCCAACTTTTGCAGGTATGGGCGAAGAATTGAAAGCTTTTTTTCAGGCCGGCAGTGCTGATTTGCGAGCAACGGCGGGTGAGAAAGGTGTGCTGAAGCGACGTGCGGGCGGCACAGGGTTGGAGCTGACGGTGGTGACATCGGGCGCGGAGGTGACGCTGGAGGTGCCATCTGCCTCCGGGCCGGTGCTGACGTGCGGCCGGGAGGTTCTGGTGTCGCGCAGCGAGTGCGCCCAGCGGCCGATGCTGGGCGATATGCTGGTGCTGGAGGGGCGCGTGTATGAAATCCGCAGCGTGAGCGGATGGCAGCATGACCCGGACTGGCACTTGAACCTGGTGCTGAAGCGATGAAGCTGAAAGTAAAGGTGGATATGCGGCGGCTGCGTGCCAAGTGCGAGCGCTGGATGAGGCGGACAGACGCGGCGCAGCTGGAGAACGTGCGGGCATACGGCGCAGAGGCAGCGCAGGTGATGGTGAAATGCACGCCACCCGGCAATGCCCGGCGCGCTGTGAATAAATCGCTGACGGCGTTGAAGCGGCGCATCCGCGAGGATTTCGAGGGGACAGGCATGGTGCCGTTCCAGGACGAGCATCTGGTGTGGCGCCGAAACCACAAAGGCGAGCTGTATGCGACGTTCGCCTGGTGGGACGGGGAGCAGCTCAAAGAGGGCAAGGCGAGCCCGTTCCGCGTTTACACGAACAAGCCGACGAAAGCCAAGCTGGCGGCGCTGAATGTGGGGCACAGGGTGCACCACGCCACGAATGTGCGCGAGTTTATTTCGCAGAGGCCGGGGCAGTACAAGTTCCGGCGGGTGGGAAATGCTGTGCGGTTCAGTTGGGAGGGCGTGCGACATGTGGCGAGCATGGCGGCTGTGCGGCGCGAGATACGCCGCCGCCAGCAGCTGGCAGGCACACTGATGGCCGGGTGGAAGCCACTGGCCAGAAAAGCGCGGGCGAAGCTGCCCCGGCAGATTGAAAGCAAGCACGGGCTGGGAAGTGCCAGCGTATCGCCTTGCCGCCAGCACAAGGTGACGCTGGTGGCAAGGAACCGCGGAAACTACAAGGGGCTGCAGCGTATTGTGGACAGGCAGGTGCCCGGTCTGCGCCGCAAGCTGCGAAGCATGGCCAGGCGACGGGCGAAAATGATGAAACAAAAGTTAAAATAAGAGATGAACAGGACACAATTTTTCACAGATTCAATGGCGGCTTTTCTCGGGCAGCGGTTGCGCGCGGCCGGGGTGACGCTGCCGGTGGTGGGTCAGGTGAATGACCCGGTGACGGATAGCGAGCGACTGGAAGTGCGGTGCGATAATGCGGAGGAAATAATAGCAGGGAACCACACTGTGCGGCTTGATTGCCAGGTGGTGATGCCAGCCTCGGCGATAGCCCGCAGCGCAGCCGAAACAGAGCGACAGCTGGCAGCGGTGGGCACGGTGTGCCACGCGGCGCTGCGTGATGGGTATGACGGGCGCGGGTGGAAACACCAGCCGCTGGCGCACCCGCAGCCGGGGACGGATGCGGAATATGAGGCGGAGCCGTTCATCGTGCTGGATATCTTCAGCGACGCAGCGGCACTGGAGGCAGAAAGCGACGGCTACAAGGCGGTGCTGGGGTTCAAAGCGTATGTGCAATTCTGACGGAGATGGAAAGGCTGATTGGTAAAATCCACCTGGGGGACTGCATGGATGTGCTGCGCGCGCTGCCGGACAAGTGTGTGGACTTGCTGCTGACGGACCCTCCTTATGGCGGGGGGGGGATATGATACGGCCTTGCGCTACGGTGGGCGGTGGAAGAAGTACAAAGACGGAGAAGCGCTCAGTAGAGCGAACGGGAGGGACCTGGGCGACAAAGTACAAAAAAAAATTCATGATTGGGACATCGCCCCGAGTGATGAGGTGTTCGCGGAGCTTTTCCGCGTGAGTAAAGAGCAGATAATATGGGGCGGCAATTATTTCGAGTTGCCGCCGACACGGTGCTTCAACGTATGGAGAAAGCTGACTATCAGCGAGGGGTTCACGATGGCGATGTGCGAGTATGCCTGGTGCAGTTTTAACCGAAACGCCAAGTGGTGGGAGTTTGCGCCGCAGGACCCGGAGCGGTTTCATCCGACGCAAAAGCCACTGGCGCTGATAGCGCGACAGATAGAAGAATACACAGAGCCCGGGGCGCTGATTCTGGACCCGTTCAGCGGGAGCGGCACGACTGCAGTGGCCGCCCATCTGCTAGGGCGGCGATTCATCTGCATTGAAAAAGATGCGGATTACTGGCGAGCGAGCGTGGAGCGGCTGGACAAGGCGAGGGCGCAGGGGTTGCTGGGGTTGTGAATGCAAGGCCGGGGCTGAATAAATAGAGAGCTTTACCTGGACGGAGGCGGAGGTCCGCCACGCCCGACAAACAACAAAAAAACGAAAGGACAAGAAAGAAAATGAAACGAATCGGTGTTACCCCAGAATTCGGCATTCCTAAGCCCGAGCCCGGGCTGCTGGTGTCATCCGTGAGCTTCACGCCGCAGTTTGAGACGTATGAGCAGCTCGATGAGTCGGGTGAAATCAATGGACTTGTGCTGTATAAGCAGCGCGTGGAAGTCGAACTGACGGGCGAGGTGCCGTATCAGGGCACGGGCTCGGCGATGAAGCTGGGGGCAGCCATCGAGCTGGCCAACAGCTGCCCGGCCGATTGCTGGATTGACGGTGAGGTGCCCACCGGCACGACCAGTGTGCTGACGGCGGCCCCTTACAACCTGCAGCGCGAGGGCGCCCGCGAGCGCACTTACACGGGGACTATTTACCCGTTTGCGGTGGCGGCAGAATAAGCCCCGCCGCAGCCTGACCATAACAAAAAAACGACCAGCTGAGACTGGCAATCCAACAAGAAAAAAAGATGAGCAAAGAAGTATTACCGCAGCCGGAACGGCTGGATGGGACGCGCAGCTGTGAGATGGCTGCGCTGCTTGCTACCCTGGGATTTGAGCCAGTGGACCGGCAGATGGCGATAGTGACGGGCGATGGAGTGCCTGGCGGCCGGTTGGGGTATTGGAGGTTTCTGCCGCAGCATCCGCGGGGGCGTTTTGCTTTGAGGGTGGTGCTGGCGCAGGGGCTGGATGTGTACGCGATGCAAAGGACACCCCGGCCTGATTTTCCGGCCGCACCTGCGGAACAGGTGTATATAGCGGCAGTGTTCCACAATATGAGGCTGCTGACGGAACAGGTGACGCGAGGGACGCGGCTGCGGCTGCGTGCGCTGGCATTTCCTGCACAGGGACTGCCGGCGGTGTACGTTTTCGAGAGAGTGGAAGCGCGTGGCGTGGAGGAGATGGCTGACGCGGCTACGGTGCGGGAGGTCATGCGAGCGGGGACGAGGCGCACGGAGCTGGCGGCTGCGCTGGCCACGCTGGGTTTTGAGCCTTGCTCTGCCCCGGCTGGCGAGCACGGCGGGCGCATTGAGCACGAGGGTGGCGGTGTGCTGTGGCTTTTCCCGCAGCGCAGTGCGGATGGCCGCTGGGAGCTGCAGGAGCGGATGGCACGCTGGGCGGATGATGCGTGGTGCGCGCGCGAGGAGAACAATGACCCGATTGCGTGCATGGCGGACGCGTGCTGGAATCTGCGACATCTGAGGAAGACGGTGAGGGCGGCGCAGAGGCTGGTGCGTGTGAAGAACGGGGACCGCACTGTGCTGCTGAGTGCAGCGGCCAGCGACCAGGAGTGGAAGCGAGCAAGCGATTTTCTCAAAGGCAAATAGAAAGAAGCATTGATATGTCAGCAGATGCAAATGTGACGATAGGAGCTGACGGGTCAGCATTTACGAGCACCCTGAAAGCACTGGTGAAAGATACGGACACGATGGCTAATAGTATGACCGCCCGGCTGGCCCGCCTGGGCGGTGCTTTTGGCGCCCTGAAAGACATGGGGGGCATGGTGGGCGGGCTGGTGGGCAGCCTGGCCGACATGGCGAAAGCGGTCATCAAGCCGGCTGCGGCGGCGCAGACGCTGGCGCTGAGTTTCGAGGTTATGCTGGGGAACGAGACGGAGACGCTGCGGTTCATGGAGAAGCTGAACCAATATGCCGCGCAGACGCCGTTCGCCCTGGATGAAATCAGCTCGGCTGCGAAGATTATGCTGGCCAACACCAGTCTGGGCGCCGAGGAGGTGATGGTGCGGCTGCGGCAGATTGGCAACCTTTCGGCAATGACGGGCAAGAGCATGCGCGACATTGCTCAGGTATATGCCAAGGCGATGAACGTGGGCGTGACGAATGAGGTGGCCGAAAGCCTGGAAACCATGGGCATACCTATCCGCAAGACGATAGCAGAGCTGCAGGGTATCAGTTTCGAGGAGGTTTTCGACAAAATCAGCAAGCGAATGCTGAGTGCCGAGCACCTGAATGCAGCATTGGAGACACTGACCACAACGGGAGGCAAGTTTGACGGTGCGACGGAGCGGCTGAGCGGCACGCTGGATGGCCTGGCCAGCACGCTGGAGGACAATGTGAACATGGCGCTGCGGACGTTTGGTGAGCAGCTTTTGCCAGCACTGACCCCGGTGCTGCAAAACATGATAAAGCTGGTGGACGAGGCGCTGCCGCATGTGGAGCGGCTTGGGCTGGTGTTCGGCGAGTGGGTAGGAGCCCGGGTGGAGGACACGGTGGTGCCGGCGATAGACCGGCTTATATTGCAGCTGCCGGAGCTTGGGACACAGGCACGGTGGCTGATGGAGGACGCCCAGGCGCTGGCGGACAAGCTGCTGCTGATACCGAATGCACTGGAGGATATGGGCAAGGCTATCAAGCGCTGGTCGCTGGTCAAAGTGGCCGAGGGTGTGTACAGCATGGGCGGTGACAAGGCGCAACGCTGGGCTGATCGAGTGATGAAGAACAACAGCCCGGAGCAGAAGAGAAAGAACGAGATTGCCGCCTTGCGGCAACAGCGTGACGAGGAATGGAAAGCTGCCGCTGAACGGGCAAAAACCCGCGCTGAAGAAGCCCGTGCGCGTGATGAGGCCCGCGCGGCAGAGCGCGAGGCCGCAGCGGCGCAGAAACAGGCTAACGACGAGAGACTGCGGCAGGAGATGGAGCTTGCTGAACAGAAGAAAGCTGCAGCGGCCGAGGAGAAACGCCACACAGAAGAAAACCAGCGGCGGTATGAGAATTATATGGACCGCCGCCGGCGGTGGGAGCGCAGCCAGGCGCAGAAGAAGTATGACGAGCTGAGCATCGGCGCACAGGGCAAAGCACTTCGCCAGGAGGCGCGGCAGAACGGAGTGGAGGGCAAGGTGACGCCCGAGAGCATCCGCGCGCGTCTGGACGCGCTGGCGAAAGCCGGCGCGAAAGATAACGAGCGCGAGATTGCCGCGCTGGAGCGCGTGCTGGAGGCGTGGGACAAGCTGGCGGACCGCAAGAAAGCTTACATCAAGCAGCAAGCCGAGGACCGCATGACGCTGCGTGCGGATGCGATGGAGGCTGCCGGCAACAAGCGCGGCGCTGACAAGCTGCGGCAGGAGATGAGCATAGCGCAGCGCGTGGAGGAGCTGAAGAACGCAGGAGCCGATGCCCGCACCGCTAAGGAACAGGCCATGCTGGAGGCTAAGGTGACCCAGGCGCAGGAGTTGCAGACACGGCTGCAGAACAGCAGGGTGGAGTTTGTGCAGAGTCATCTGGCGGCGCAAGGCGGTGGCGGCACGAGCATCCGCCTGGGAGGCAGCCAGCTGGAAGAAGCGAAACGCCACACGGACCTGATGCGTGAAATCCGCACGACGCTGAACAGGGTCAAGGATAAGATGAGCTCAGGCAACAGCGGCGCTGTGGCGCTGCTGGCATAAAATCAACACCAGGAGATTTGATGAATGAGCTGGCATTGTTTGCAGGAGCCGGGGGGGGCATTCTCGGTGGAAAGCTACTTGGATGGACTACGGTGTGCGCGGTTGAAATTGACGAGTTTGCACGACGCGTGCTGCTGCACAGGCAGCAGCTCGGGCACCTGCCCAGGTTTCCCATCTGGGATGACATCTGCACATTCGACGGCAAGCCCTGGAGGGGGCTTGTCGATGTCGTGTCCGGCGGATTTCCATGCCAGGACATCAGCGCGGCCGGAAAAGGCGCAGGGCTGGCAGGGGCACGCAGCGGACTGTGGCGGGAAATGCACCGAATCATTTGCGAGGTTCGACCTCGATTCGCATTCGTGGAAAATTCACCCATGCTTATTTCCCGAGGATTGTCCACAGTATTGGGGGACCTGGCCGCAGCAGGGTATGATGCGGCGTGGATTGTGCTGGGGGCAGACGATGTGGGAGCGCCACATGTCCGCAAGAGAATCTGGATTCTCGCACGCGATACCCACGCCGACGGCGTGCAATGCGCCGAACGCGGGCGGGAATACGCACGGGCCGAAGGCTCTGCTGGATGTGGCGAGGACGGGGTGGAATCCGGGGGAGACGTGGAGAACGCCGCAAGCGACCGATTGGAAGCACACAGGGTACAGCGAAGCAGCATTGGCCCGCCGCAGAGAGAAGAATCACCAGCTGAGCCTTGCGGAGCAAGTGCGGGAGATGCTGCCGACGCCGACGTGCCAGGACGCAAAGAACAATGGCGGGAAAGCGCAGACGGAACGCAACACGCCACCGCTGAATGCGGTGGTTGGTGGAGCTTTGAACCCCGTGTGGGTCGAGTGGCTCATGGGGTGGCCTCTAGGGTGGACAGACTGCGGTGCCTCGGAAACGGCCAGGTTCCGCTCGTGGCTGCGACGGCTTTCCGGGTGCTTGAAAAGCATCTTGAAGCGAATTGACAATCTTGAAGCGTGAAAAAAACGCAACAAAAACAGAACAAAAACAAGAAAAACACAAAACTATGGAACCGATGAATGAAAACGAACGGGTGCTGACAAACCACATGACGGCACTACAGGGCGAGCAGCCTTATACAGTGGAGGGGCATGATGTGCGCCGCCTGGGTGTGGAGAGTCTGAGCGTGCTGGAGATGATAGGGCACCCGCTGGCGAAGCCATGCGTGGCAGTGCTGAACAAGCGGGAGCCGGTGATGCCGGATTTGGGCGTGCTGGATGTGGCGGTGCTGGTGTGGGTGCTGAGCGAAGACCCTGATGAGGTGCTGCGCGTGGCAATGGAGTGTGCGCCTGATTTTTCGGACCCTGCACGCACGGCGGCCTTGCGTTTTCTGCGAGGGTGGAGCCCCGCGGCGATTACACAGGCGGCAGCCTTGCCGCTGGCGGAGGTGAAAGCGCTGGCGGCGGCGATGTACAGTCAGGCGGTGCCTGGAGCGAGCCCCGCCGCAGACGCTAAAAAAAACGACTGAGGCAGTGTGCGCTGCCGCTGGCGGTGGCAATGGAATGCCGGCTTGCGAGCCGGCTGCACATTGCGCCGCTGCGGGCGCGTCGGATGCCTTTGGCGCTGGGTCTGCTGTGGCTTAACTACGCAGCGCAGGAGGACGGGATGGAGACGTGGTGGGTGACCGCTGACGAAGTTGGGATGGACGACGCGGCGCTGGATGCGCACATTGAAAAGCTGCGTGCAGGAGAGGATGCGCTGCAAAGCGCGGGCTATGATTATAGACCAACATTTGACGAACCATGAGCACGGAAACCGATATTGAAAACCTGATGGAGCATGCCGCGTATGTGTGGCATTTTGACGCAAAGGATGAGCAAGGCAATGCGCTGGAGCTGAGCCGTTTTTCGATTTACGGGGCAGCAGAGGCGCCCGGCCAGGTGCCGAGGTCGTTTGCTGTGACTGTTGATGAGAACCGCGCGACGGTGACGATGCCAGGGCTGCCGCTGTGCGGCTGGCCCTGGAAGTACCAGCTTTTTGTGCAGGACAGGCTGACCCGGGTGGAATGGCTGGTTGCGCAGGGAGAAGTGCGACTGACTGAGCGTGTGGCTGGTGGTTTTCATGCAAACGCAGCCACCTCGTGCTGTTTCACGGCGGTGCTGGGTAACAGCAGCGCGAGCGTGTCGATGGTGGTCGGCGACAACATGGCAGCCATTCTGAGGGCGGCGCAGGTGGTGAAACAGGTGGGAGATACGGCAGCAGCTGACGCTGACAAGGCCGGCAAGGCTGCCCGGCTGGCCAGTGACAAGGCCACCGATGCCGCCCGTTCTGCCCAGACGGCCAGCGACAAGGCTACAGCTGCCGATGACTCTGCCAAAGTGGCCGAGGGCAAGGCTACTGATGCCGCCCGTTCTGCCCAGACGGCCGGCGAGAAGGCTACGGCTGCCGATAACTCTGCCAAGGTGGCCGAGGGCAAGGCTACTGATGCCGCCCGTTCTGCCCAGACGGCCAGCGACAAGGCTACAGCTGCCGATGACTCTGCCAAGGTGGCCGAGGGCAAGGCTACTGATGCCGCCCGTTCTGCCCAGACGGCCAGCGACAAGGCCGCAGCTGCCGATGACTCTGCCAAGATAGCCAGCGACAAGGCCGCAGCAGCCGATGACGCTGCCGACAAGGCTGCGAGGAATGCTGCCCAGGCGGAGCTCGAGCTGAAAAAAATAAGGCAGCAGGAAGCGGGGTTCCTCGAACACATGGAGGACACGGCGCACCATGTGACGGCAAGAGAGCACCAGGAGCTCCAGCGGCTGATTGCGGCATTTCCGACTGTGGGGCCGGACACGCCTACTGTGCCTGACCCGGAGGCTCCAGAGGGTGCGGTGCCGCAGGAATATATGCGCAGCTATTTTGCGCTGCATGCGCAGCCCGGGGCGTCGCAGCCGCCGCCGGCGGTGTTCATGACGCGCGTGCCCTGGGCGCGCTGGGATGAGGAGGAGAAGCGCTGGGTGAATACCGCCACCGCCGTGGACGAGGTGGCGCACGGAGTGACACGAAAGGTCATGGACAACGCGGGGCTGGTGCACACGCCGAGTACGGACACAGTGGAGGGCAGAGATGACTACATCGGCCACCACTGGCCGTTTTACTGCGGACGGTGCAATTTCATCAAGGAGGCGGGGCATGATGTGTACCATGTGACTGCTATCGAGGGGCAGGTCATCAACGGCAAGGAGTTTGACCCGGAGGGGGAAATCGGCGCTTTTGGGCCGGTGTTCTGGTATTTTGAGGTGCTGGAGCGCTACCAGGACCCCGAGACGGGCAACTGGACCACGCACGACCAGACGGCCGATGGTGTGCCGCTGTGGCAGCTATGGGGGATTTCCTCCCGTTCATGGGAGAACCTGGACGACAGCCGGCGCGCTGAGCTGGAACGCCATGGTGTGACGGCGGCGGATTTCCGCGTGTACGGCAAGGCGATGGCCTGGGATGCTGCCGAGGGCAAGATGGTGCAGCGATGCTATTGGTGCCACCCTGCCCGAATGGGTGGCTACGAGGTGGGCAGCGACGGCAAGGAGCGACTGGTGAGCAAGAACAACGCGCCTGTGTGGTGCGGTCACAGTCACAACTCGCTGAATGCGCTGGGCGGGTATGCCTCGGGCACGGGCGGCAGTGCTGACATCAACGGGTTCCTGATGCTGTTCGACATTGTGAAAAATGGCAATAAGAGCAGCCAGAAAAACTATTCAGGCATGAGCCAGAACAACTGCGGCGCCGTGCTTGCCAAGCACGCCACAGCAACGGCGGATTATGTTTTCCCGATTGCTTCGCAAGGGCATTTTCAAGTAGGTGGCACGGTGTGGCTGTGGCAGAAAAATAACGACTCAGCCACCGCTGCCACCGCAAAGCGTGGCGCCGCGGTGCAGATTGGGCGCGTGAAGAAAATCGAAACGCGCACGCTGACGCTGACCGATGGCAGCACGGCCGACAGTCTCTGCCTGGTGTTTGACCCTGCGACGGTGCAGCCGTTCCTGGTGCGCACGAGTGCTGCCGACGCCAAGCTGCTGACGGATGAGGGGACTCATGCGTGTTGCTACGCGACGCAGGGTGTGGCTATGGGCGGCGAGACTGACGCGGTGATAGGCAAGCACGATGGTGCTTGCACGAGCCTGACAAACGGCCGCCACCCGTTCCGAGTGCAGCTGACCGAGTTCCAGCCCGGTGTGTTCCAGTGCGCCACGGATGTGGTGGCAGTGAAAGGCACAGGTGCGCTGGCGGTCGATATTGACGGCACGGCCCACATCCCGACAACGAGCGAATATGTGATACTTCAAGCCACCGATGGCGCGACCAGACGCAGCGGTGGCAGTCTGGCGCAGTATCTGGCGGCCGGGTATGAAGCGATAGGCATCACTCCCGGCGGGGTGAGCGGGTTCATTCTGAACTGCCGACTGAGCCGCACGATGGTGCCCTACCCCGTGGCAGCAGGAGGCAGCGGCAGCAGCGACGCCGCGGGACACGGCGACCAGCTGTGGGTTGGCGCAAGCCTCGCTGAGTTCCTTTCGGGCGGTTCCCTG